TAGTCTGCATCTGTTGTTGCACCCAATGTTAAGTACAAAAACTCATCCGCAGCAGGAACACCAGTAAAATAAACCTTACTACCTAATGTTGCATCTCCTGCATTAACTAACAATGTTTCTGATAAACCACTAATAGCCCCATCTTCTACACCAGTGCCTTCTGTAGCAGAATGTACGTTGATATCAGGATCTCCACCTGCAGGCGCTTCAAAACATTCCATGCTTCCAGCAATGATTGTTCCATTTTGTGCTGCTGTGATCTGCCCTATATGACAAACATTAGAGGTACCGTTAACACCTATAATATCGCCAGAGGCTGTTGATCTTAATCCTGTTAAGTCTATTAATATTCTTGTTGTGATAATTCCACCCTGTCTCATAACAGAACTTCTATATATAGTTCCAGTACCACCAGTGATACCAGTTCCTGCTTCTGTAGAGAGAGTATTAGCATCTAAAGAAGCGAATCCGCTAGAGTTAATACTTGATTGTGTGGTGATTGCGCCAGTTGTAGCGTTCTTGCTGATAGTGGAAAAGCCACCCTCAGAACGGACTGGGCCGTTGAAAGTTGTATTAGCCATGTCAATCTCCTTGTCTTGGCAAATGTCAGCTACATTATGTAACTGTCAAGGGTTGTTAAGAGGGAGCCGGAAAGGAACGGCTCCCTTTGGGGTTTAGGCTCCCGGTGAACCAAACATACCGAGAGGATCTGACACACCAAATGAATATCTCTCACGGGCTTTGTATCTTACATTACCTGTGTTGAAATCTCCATCCATTGATGTTGACATTGGTGTTCTTACAAACATTTTCATTCCGTTAGGAACGTCAGTTGTTAAGAAAAATGCATCAGTATCTGTTAAATAGTGGTTAACAGAATAACCCTCTGGGATAGACCCATTAGATCTTAATGCATTTGTGTCATTGTCAGCTGTTCCAGTTCTAAGCTCTGATTGCAATATTCTAGTAGCTACAAACATTAAAGCTGGTGGAACGATTAACTTTCTTGGTCTTGCTGCAATTAACAAACCTCTTTCGTCTACGAAAGCTGCAATGTCAATTACCATCTGTTCAAGAGATGTTTCGTTCAAATCAGCGTTTGTTGTAAGTCTATTCTTATTGCTACCACCAGCCACTGTTGGGTGAGCTGTGTTAAACAATGTTACACCATCGCCACTTTGAAATGTATCAAAGCCATTATTTAATAATGAAGCTGCCTTAGTCTGCTTAGTATAAGCCATACCTCTAGCTAGTGCTTTTGTATAACGAGCAGACAATGAATCATAAAGATTATCTTCCATTGCCTCTTCTGTTATTGAAAAGCCCATAGCCACAGTTTCGTGGTTATACCTTGAAGTAAAGGACTCTTGTGCTGTGTCATATGATATTGACGCACCTTCCTGCTTAACAGGAGCTGCACCAAAACCTGACAACTTCACTTCTTCTTCAAAGCTACGCTCTGAATTTTCTACTTCATATATTTGAGTATGTTCATCTTCATACTTTTCGTATTCCAAGCCAAACAATGCGTTTAAACCCGGTAACAACTCTTTAAGGAGTTGCGCTCTTGATATAGCCATAATTCAATCTCCCTATTAAGCTGCTGATGGTGCGTTACCAGAAACGACACCGATACCAAGTTGATGACCTGTATTAAACTTACAAAGCATTATTGGAAATGAAGTACCTTTTTCATCACCATCAAAGCCACCTTTAAAATCTACGATTCTAATTGGCAATGCTGCTGTGTTAGCTGCTGTACTGATATCTAATGAAACTCTAGAAATACCTAAAGCTGCACTTGATGTACCTTGTACTAATGCACAGTTTGCTGCAATGTCATCATCATTAACAGATCCGTCTGCTTGAATTTCAAACAGAATATTTGGATCATCTGCTACATATGCCATACCTTCTGTATGAGCTGCACCAGACCACTGCTGACTGAAAGTTAATTGTTTAGTGCTGACGTCAATAAATCTGCACCCTAAGAATATTCCAATAGGAGTAGCAGAAGTTGTTCCTGTATCCTTTTGGATAGTTGTTGTTGATCCGGCATCTGTTAACTTAACAACATCACCGAAACATATCCTTGTGGATTCTGTTGACAAAATAGGATACTGACGGAACCCGTTATTATAAGTTCCACTTAAGTTTCCTACCGGTCTTAATCCAAAAGGGGCTGCTGTAGCTGACATGTAACTGTCTCCCTTAAATTAAAAGTTAAATCACGAAGTGCGTGTGCTTTTCTCTGGTCTGAGAACTGGCATACGGGGGTCGGATTCCTTCATAAAACTATTATCAACAGCCTGCATTTGTGAATTTGCTTGTTGTTGCTGATAGTCTCTTCTGGCATCCATGTTTTCTGTGGAGTTCTTGCAAAGTAACAATCCTCCAACCTCTACATTACCTTCGAATTTAGAATCAACGTCAGAAATGATCTTCAACTCAGGATGATCTTCTAACTTTACTGGTTCCCATCCTTCACGAAATTTAGATGACACATTTGTCATATCAGACTGTCCAAGAGATGCTGTGCGAATCCATCTGAATTCTACACCATCTTGAGGCTTTGGATCAGGTAAAGCTGAAGGCCTTTGCCATGTAACTTTACGCTCTGACTTTTCTCTTGTATTTTCTGTGCGTGAGTCTCTGTTCATTATATTGATTCCTTCAATAGTTGCGCTGCATATTGTTCAGGGGTAACTCCCAGACGTTTAGCGAGTCCTATCTGGGTGGAGGTTAGCTGCACTTTGCGTGGCTTTTTTGCACTTCGATTAACCGGGGCAACCACGGAACCAACAGATCGTTGAGGTGCTTCTACCTCTTCTGTCTCAACAGTCTGCTTGTCTTTATTGAAATGCTCTGGAAATGCTTTTTCCATAGCTTGGTCAATTCTTTTATAATATTCTTCTGTATCTAGTTTTGGATTTAATCCTGCCTTTACTAGTTTTTGATGTACGCCCATTGCGTACCCTGTCATATCTTCATGGTCTTCTTTTTGAAACCAATCATTATTAGCTTCAAGCCATTCTTTATCTTTGCCTGTTGGCGCCTGTACCTTTGGTTGAGCAGGAGCCTGTGTTGGAGGAGCCGCATCAGGCTCTTCTGCTCTTACTGGGGGTTTATAATTTTCAACCCTAAACTTTTCATTTTGTATACTGGTTAATTTTTCTTGAGCTTCAATTAACTTATCTGGATCTCCAGCTTCATAAGCCTCTTTGTATTCTTTCTTTGCTTCATTTAATTGAGCCTCAACTCTTCCTTTAGCTTGCTCAACTAATACACCCTCACCATCATCTAGGGTTTTTCTTAACTTTTTATTCTCTTCCATGAGTCTTTGTGTGGCAGTAACCGCCTCGTCACTTAAACGCTTTGCTTCTTCTTTTTGTCTGCGTTCTTCGTGATACTCATATTTGAGCTGTTTAATTCTTTTTTGCACATCACCTTTGTAATGATTTATTTCATCATCATCAGGTATATTAGGCTCTGTGTTTTCTGCCCTTTTAGGTCTGTTTCTGTCTTGTTCAGGTGTATCGTCTACAACCTCTATCTCGACATCTTCATTAACATTTAAGTTTACTTCTTGCTCTATCTTTTCTGCTGTATTTTCCATTACGCCCTCGCATATTCTCTTGGATCATCAACGACTGCTTCTACAGTATCATCATTAATTAATCTAAATTCTTCACCTCTAAGTTTAAATCTTGTCCCAGAATAAGATCTGAATATAACAAAATCACCTTCTTTACAGTAAGGTCCATCTGGAAACTTGTCTGCATCTTTATATGCAGCTTTTCCTACAGATATAACCAATCCTATAATAGATGCGGTCTGTTCCATTCCTTTTAATTTATCTGGAATAATAACACCCCCTGCAGTTTTTTCTTCTAGCTTTGGGATTGCTATTAATAATTTGTAACCTTTTGGTTCAGGTAGTTTGCGAGTAGTTTCTTCGTCTAGTTTTACTTTTTCTGCAGAGTACATCTCTGGTCCTTTTTGCAGCGATTTAGGTTCACCGTAACCTTGCAGACTCAATCGTCTGAAATAACGTTATTTTAAATATACACAACTATTGACTAGTTGAAAACCCCTAATCTTCAATAAATCTTTTTTCAGCTTCCTGCAGCAGTTCTCTGGTGATGGACAATCCTTCGATTTTTCCGACAAGTCTTTGATATTCCTCGAAATTAGTAGGTCTGCCGGATGAAAGATAGTCAGAGACAACATCTATTTCTTCCTGCACTTTTTTAATAATGTATGTGTATATTGTTTCATTTCTACTCATTTGATAATTCTTTTGCTAGGTCTATAGCTATTTTGGTGCCTTCTGCCACAGAGTCATTTTTAATCTTTTCAGATTGAATTTGAGCGTCTGAAGAATTTTTTGCAAGGGCAACACCAAGTCTCGCACCCTCTCTCTTGTTTTCAGACTCCAATCTTTCGGTTTGATTTTTATCATTCATCATCGCTTTCTGCGCTTCAAGCTCCAACTTAGCTATATCCATTTGTTTTTTATGTTCTAGCTCTTGCTCTTTTATTGCCAACTCTCTTTGTTGTATTTGAGTTAGTGGATCTTGTTGTGCTTTTTGTGCTTCTTGTTGTTGTGCTTCAGCATTATTTGCTTTTAATAATTTCTCTGCTGCCTCTGCAGTGACTCTAGATAATTCTTCTTCTGTGTCTTCTGGTAGTGGCTTTTCTTCATTAGGCATAGCAACACCAAGATTTTTCTCTATCTCTTTTCTATATTGAAATGCCACATGTTCTGTTATGTGCGCTGATAAAGCCGCCTGTATTGCTCCTGCAAATGGTGACTGTCCTACAATTTCTTTTATTTTAGGATCATTGGCTGCAGCTAAATGAACTCTAATATGAGCTTCATGATCTTGATACTTGAATGCTTTTACTGGTTCTTGTTTAAGCATAGCCATGTTTTCTGTAACTGGATCTGCAGGCTTAATATCTTCTGGTAGCTTAATAATTGAGCTTGCGTCTTGTATACCTAGAACCTCAAGCATCTGTCTATGTAACTTGCCCATGTCATAAAGTTGCGGTGCTTGCTGTGCTAATTGTAGGGCAGCTTGATATTGCATGACTCTTTGTGACATTGTTGCTGCATTAGGGTCAGATACCGGTATTACATCTATACGATCATCAAAGTCTTTTGTTCTTGAG